GCACTAAATGTCCGAATTGCCCTCTTCTTGCTTCTTCTTATTAATAATCTTGTGTGTGTTGTCACAATAAGGAAGATCGCCTGATTGACCGCAGATACACTTCTTCTTGCAGAATGTTGTTTCAGGGTGAACCTTCTCAACCCATTCTATAATCTCTGCTCTATCAGTCATAAATGGATGCTTGTTAGGATCAAATAATTCATATGTCCCTGGTGCATGCTCTTTCTCCATGCAGAAGTTTGAATAAGCATATCTTGTTCCAGATGTAATCTTTCTTACACCATGCTCCCATGGGTGAACTGCTCCATGTATTGCAAGATCTCTAGGTCTGACATCTACTTCTAGGCAATCAAATGGGTCTCCAGGTCTTTCTTTTACAGTACCGTCTTTTTCAATGTTAGGGTAGAAGATCTGTCCATCTGTATAGTCGCCAAAGTATGTTACTATTCCGTGACTTAATCTGCAGCAAGTCTTCCATCTATCTAGCTGAGTTAACTCGTGCTCCATATTCATTCCTGGGCTATCTGCGTGTACGAACATGCCTTCGTCCCCTGGACGCATTACGTTAACAAATAGCTGAGGGTGAATATAATGCTCAGGATATAGAGCTGCGGATATTCTGTCCCATATCGGCTTTAGCTCAATCATTAGTGGGCCAGTCTTATCCTTGTACCAGTCTATTGCCTGGTCCTCAAATTTAAATGCTTTACCCTTATCTTCAAAGCGTTGTTCATGCTGCTTCATCAAGGAAGTAATAAGATCATTTTCTTCTTCAGTTACAAAGTTACGCCATACCCAAACTTGGTCTGCAACCTGCTCAAAGTTTTTATTGTCTGTAAACATTATCTTCTACCAAATATTCTTTTAAATTTATTTATCACTCTAGATAAAAAAAATTCTATTCTTTGCTCAGACTGAGATTCCTTAGATTCATGATGAGTATAAAATCTACTTCCGTATCTAGGGTTTTTATTTGCTTGTGCAAAGTGATCTCTTGCCATAATAATATTATACCACTTAAATAATAAAGCCCCATTTGGAGGCGGATCCAAAAGGGGCTTTATGTAAAGGGAGCAAAACTCGACCAATACTTTAAAAGTATATGCTATTGCATATTTAAAGTCAAGGGGTAATTACGCCTTTTTCTAAAAGAAGGTCATACATGTTACCCATTTGCCACTGCAAGAAAGGCTGGTTCTTAATAATCTGCTGTTCAACATCTGCAATATCTGCTCCACTTGAAACTCCAGCAAATCGTGTGTCGTTATTTAATTTTTCTAGCATTAGTAGTACTACTTTTTCTTTTTCCATATTATTCCTCACTAGGTTGAAATGAAGGGGCAGGTCCTAATAGGAACCCCTGTTCATGATAGTCTATCATTTTTTGAGTATCTTCATTGCCAGCTACCTTATTGGCTATAAGTGTTAGCATGTCATATACTCTGTGTAACATTATATAATTTACCATAGGTAAATTGTCTTCTAAGTTGCTTTCAACTTGATTTTCGTTAGTCTGGTCTTCCTGCATCTAACCAAAACATCTCTCTACCCATTGCATCAGTAACCCTGATTGGCTCTGACTCATTTTGAATTGATTTTTCTTTATCGCACATTCTTTGACTCTACCTCTGAAACAATTTTATTGTAAGTGGCTAGGCCTAAATCTTTTTTATATTTGCAATCTAGGCAGTATAGGAATATATTGTCTTCTAGATCCTGATTACAAAAAAGAAGGGATTGGTCTACTGGGCATAATAGCTTTTCAACCAATCCTTCTTCTGACATGGAGATGTAAGTTGATACGTATTGTATCCTCATCTCATCTCCTTTACTTTGTCGGAAATTTTAATAAAAATTCCTTAGCTCTTGGGGTCATACCCTTCCAAGCTGACCAATCACTGCCGCCATCGGTCATGTAGTACGTTATCTCTGCGTTTGTTACTGGGTCGAATAACTCCTTGTTACTCTGTAGATCGAATTTCTCAAGTCTTTCAGGACCAAGATTTCCAATCATATTTATCTGAAACAGTCCGTAAGAACTATCTCCTGTATTCCTATTCCCGTTATATGCAAGCGGTCTTCCATTAGATTCACGCTTTGCTATTGACCAAGCTTTCTTAAGGCCTAATCCTTCGAATCCTACAGTCTTAAGAAGTGTTAACAACTCTTGATCTGTAAGCATCTCAGATGGCTTGTAAATCTCTTTACTAAAACTATCCAAGACTTCTTGCTTTAATTGGGCTTCAGTTTTCACTAAAGGTTTTACAGTTAAAGCGTTTGCAGGTGTTCCTGAAAATAAAAACAATGTTGTCATTGCTATTACTGTCCAGTCACGAACTAAATCGCTAAACTGCTGTTTTATATTCTCCATTGGCATTTCCTCCTATAGAGATAACGAACTATAAGAATAGCATTGATTATAAACCCCTGTCAAGCCAGTCAACTAAAACACATATCACTATATGAGATGTAAAAAATATTTTTTTAAGCCTAGACCATTAAATAAAAGTTTGATACACTAGGACTTCATCTAAAAAATTACACCGCAAGGCGGAGAATAGGTCGTATAATAAATGTCACAAACTATTGAAAATCCATATGAGAACTTTATTGCTCTATCAAGATATGCAAAATGGGTAGAAGCAGAAGGGCGTAGAGAAACATGGGGAGAAACAGTAGATAGATATTTTGACTTTATGACTAATCATCTAAAGGTAAATCACAATTATATTCCAAATGAAAAGCTAGTTGCGGAATTAAAAGAGTTTGTTTTTGAACGAAATGTAATGCCATCAATGAGATCTGTTATGACATCTGGGGCAGCACTAGAAAGAGATAATGTAGCTGGGTATAACTGTGCTTTCTTGCCAGTAGATTCTCCAAGATCATTTGATGAAACAATGTATGTACTAATGTGTGGAACTGGTGTTGGATTCTCTGTTGAATACAAGTATATCAATAAGCTTCCTGCCGTCCCAGAAAAACTTGAAAAGTCAGATACAGTAATTGTTGTAGAGGATTCAAAGCAAGGTTGGGCAAAAGCGTACCGTGAGTTACTTGCCCTCCTATGGACTGGTCATATTCCAGCAATTGATGTTTCTAAGGTAAGACCAGCAGGTGCACGTCTAAAGACAATGGGTGGAAGATCGTCTGGACCACAACCACTTATTAATCTTTTTGATTTTACTATTGCAAAGTTTAAGAATGCGGCAGGACGAAACCTAAAGCCAATTGAGTGCCATGACATCATGTGCAAGATTGGCGAAGTTGTTGTAGTTGGAGGAGTTCGACGCTCAGCAATGATTTCTTTGTCTAACATTAATGATATTGAAATGGCGCAAGCAAAAGCAGGAAACTGGTGGGAGAATAGTCCACAAAGAGCTTTATCAAATAACTCTGTTGCATATTCACGCAAGCCAGAGATGGAGCAGTTTATTGCAGAATGGAAATCTTTATATGACTCAAAGTCTGGGGAACGTGGAATTTATAACGTCGCAGCAGCGCAGGCGCAAGCAGCTAAATTTGGTCGCAGAGACCCTGAAATCCATTATGGAACAAATCCATGTTCAGAAATTATTTTACGTCCTTATCAGTTTTGTAATCTTTCAGAAGTCGTATTACGTGAAAACGATACAAAGAAAGATATCCAGCGCAAAGTTGAGCTTGCTACAATCCTTGGGACATGGCAGTCAACATTAACAGATTTTAAGTACCTACGAAAGATCTGGAAAGATAATACAGAAGAAGAAAGACTTCTAGGTGTTTCTCTAACTGGACAATTTGGACATAAGTTTATGTCAGGCAAAGAAGACATTATTGCTCTTGAGGCATTCTTAATGTCAATGCGTGATAGAGCAAGAGAAGTAAATAAAGAAGAGGCAGGGAAGATTGGGATTCCTGAGTCTGCAGCTATTACATGCGTAAAGCCTTCTGGAACAGTGTCTCAATTGGTCGGGGTATCTTCAGGAATGCATCCATGGCATTCACAGTATTACATTCGTACAGTACGTGGTTCAAAGGGAGATCCAATTTCTACATTTTTAAAGGAAGTTGGGATTCCAGTAGAGGATGACGTAATGAAGCCAAACGATACATATGTATTTTCATTTCCAGTAAAAGCACCAGAAGGCGCAATTGTTAGAAATGATCTCACAGCAATTGATCATCTTAATATCTGGCTTGTATATCAACGTGCATGGTGTGAGCACAAGCCTTCGATTACAGTTTCTGTCAAAGAAGATGAATGGATGGAAGTTGGAGCTTGGGTTTATAAAAACTTTGATGAGGTATCTGGAATTTCATTCCTTCCTCATTCAGACCACACATACAAGCAGGCTCCGTACCAAGAAGTAGGAAAAGAAGAGTATGATGCTCTTGTTGCAAAGATGCCTGAGAATATTCGATGGGAAGACCTTTCTTTCTATGAAACAGAAGATGGAACATCTCCTACAGCTACTCTTGCATGCAGCTCAGATGGCAATTGTGAGCTTGTAGATATCTCAGCATAGTGGTAGAATTATAGTATTGGGTAATACCAAAATTCATGGGCATACCGCCCACGAGGAGACGATAAAATGGCTAAATTCGATAAAGCGGATTTAAACAAAGATGGGAAAGTAACAATGCAAGAACAGATTTTGTCAGCATTAGGAACTTACGGGCGAGCATTCTTGTCAGCAGCGATTGCTCTGTACATGACTGGAAATACAGATCCAAATGACCTCATTATGGGTGGAATTGCAGCAGTAGCTCCAGTAATTTTGAAGGCCCTTAATCCGAACGATAAAAACTTCGGTTTTACAAACAAGGCTTAATATAGTCGATTAGAAATACTCCTGTGCTAAAATTAGTACAGGAGTATTCCTATTTAGGAGACTATGGCAAATGGCAGGACAAAAAAACTTTGAAGTAGATCAAAATGCTACTTTCAGCTTTCAGGTTACTTATACCGAAGAGGATGAAACTACACCCATTGATCTGACTGGTGCATCTGCAAAGATGCAGGTTCGTGATACAAAAGGCGGTAACAAGCTGGCTGTAACACTTACATCCCCATCTGGTGGTATCACAATTGATGGTCCAGAAGGTGTTTTAAATATTAAAATGACACCAACACAAACAAACAAACTTTTTTATCCTAAGTCATCTTACGACGTTATGGTTATCGATTCTAATGGGAACAAAATAAAACTCCTAGAGGGTTTTATGACTCTTAATAGATCGGTAACCATATAATGGCCGAGTCAATAAAAGTATCAGAAACTAAAAACAAAGTAATAATATCTTCTCCAGGTCCACAAGGTCCAAGAGGTAGAACAATTCTTAGCGGAACTTCTGCACCTGCAAACAACCTTGGACTATCTGGAGATTTTTATTTTAATAGCACTACATCAGACTTCTACGGACCAAAGCTAGATGACTCAACATGGTCTGGAGCAAACGTAATACTTCTTGCTTCTACTCCAGAAAACTTTTCCTACTCTTGGGAAATGGCACAAATACTAGGGCCAGTAGATGGAATATACTCAGTTGTTGTAAATCACAACCTAGGGTTTAATCCAAACGTTACAATTAAATCAAGCGCAGGGGATATACTTGAAACAGGTATAGACTATAACAATAATAATAGATTAACATTGACAATGGCACAACCATTTTCAGGGACAGCATACCTGTCTTAAAAGGGAGATAAGAAATGGCAAAAAAATATTTAGTAAGCATTGATCTTAATAAAAATGAATTACTCAATGCTAGAATTCAAAACTTAGGGGCAGCCCCTTCAAGTCCAGTATCTGGTCAGATTTACTATAACTCACAAGACAACGTTATGTACTTCTGGAATGGCACAGAATGGATTTCTACATCAGGCTCACTTGAAGTAATCCAAGACGCTATTGGTACATATATATCAGGCGGAACAGGAATTGTTTCTACATATAACGATTCTAATGGAACAACAACAATTGACCTAGACGATACAGAAGTATCAGCTGGAACATACGGATCTGCTTCAAAGACAGTAACATTTACAGTAGATGCACAGGGTAGACTTACAAATGCAAGCGATGCAAATATCAGCATTGATCTTGCAACACAGACTACTGGCGATTATGTAGCTACAATAGTCGGTACAGAAGGACAAATTAACGTATCTCCAAACTCTGGATCAAATGCAGCAGTAACTGTTGGATTGCCAGATGATGTTGAGATCGTTGGTAATTTGCAGGTAGGTGGAAACCTAAATGTTGCTGGAACAGTAAACTCTGTAAATACAACACAAATCAATATTGAAGATAATAAAGTTAAGCTTAACAGCAACTTTACTGGTTCACCAACAACAGACGCTGGAATTTTAGTAGAGCGTGGAAATGAAGCAGATGTCGAAATTCTATGGAATGAGACATCAAATAACTGGACATTAACAAATAATGGAACAGACTATCATGCTGTAGCCAGAAAATTTGTAACAACATTAGGTACATCAGCAACTTCATATACAGTTAATCATAAGCTAGGAACATTAGAGGTTACCGCACAGGTATTTGATGTTTCTACAGGTTCACTTGTAGAGGCAGATGTAAAGCTTCACGATGCAAATAATATTAAGGTTGATTTTGCGGTTGCACCATCAGCTGGAGAATTTAAAGTAGTAGTAGTAGGCTAAAAATGTCACGTCAAATGAAAGTTGCTCTTAATCTACTTACTGTAGCGTCAGACCCAGAGAATGCAAAATCTGGTGATGTCTATTTTAATGTTTTAAGCAAAAACTTACGCATATATAATGGAGAAATCTGGGTAGAGCTAACTCCACCAAGTACAGATCCTACTCCATTCTATAGACACACCCACGCATTTGACGGAGAAGTTCATAGCATTGACATACAAAACCCAATTACATTTACAGAGGTTAATGAGGTTGCATCTCCCGCAATCACATTGCCTCAAGTAGTTGGAGTAGATGGCGGAGATCCAACAAGCACAGTGTCAGATCCTACTTGGGAAAATCTAACACTATTTGATGCTGGTCAACCAGATTCCCTGTATTGGCCAGATAATAATGATACAATTAATGATATTGGAAACGCATCATCAGTCTATGACAACATAGTAGATGCTGGAGGAGCATAAAATGACAGTAAGAATTCAACTTAGAAGAGATACAGCCTCTAGATGGCAATCTTTAAACCCTACACTGCTAAGCGGTGAAATTGGAATAGAGACAGATACCTTAAAGTTTAAAATTGGAAATGGTCTCCGATGGAACCAAATCACATCTTATGCGTTTAAGCCAGGTGAGGCAAATGGTGTAGCAACACTTAACTCATCTGGAAAACTTGTATCCTCACAGCTTCCAGATACAGTTTCTATTACTGCAGATATCAATGCTGCATTTGCAGCATTATCTACTACAACCCTTACAGAAGGAACAAACTTATATTTTACAGATGAAAGAGCAATTGAAGCAGTAGCTTCAGAAATTGCAGCTGAAGTAGTTGAGCTAAATGCAGCAATTGAAGCAGCAAAGAGCCAAGCTGTTACAATTTCTACTACAGATGCAACTAACAAAGCTACAGCAGCTCAGCTAAATGCAATTTCAGCTGCAGAGTCTAGAGACGTTACTGCTATCTCTACAGCTACAGCTTCAGCAAATACCTATACAGATTCTGCTATATCTCAAGAGGTTACAAATAGAAACTCTGCAATCACTTCAGCAATAAATGCTGAGATTACAAATAGAAATATTGCGATTGACGCAATAACAACTTCTGATGTTTCTGAAGGAACAAATTTATACTTTACAAATGCTAGAGCACTGTCAGCAGTTCAATCACAGCTTAATAACATCAGTCTAAATAATAAAACTACTGATGATTTATCTGAAGGATCAAGCAATCTTTACTTTACTAATTCAAGAGCTGTAGAGGCTCTTAATACAACAATTACAGATACTGTTATTAGCATTAACGGTAATATTGATTCTTTGTCTACTTACCTATTTAATAACTATACCAAGACATCTGATGCAGACAATAAATATGTTTTGCAAAGCGGACTTGAGAACTCCCTGGACAATTATGTACCAGAAGCACAAAGAGACGCAGCGTTTGGATTCCCAGGACTAGATGCATCTGCTAAAATAAATGTAGACAGAATTCCTACTTCAATTGCAAGATCTTCTGCGGTTACATCTGAAATATCAGCAGCAATTTCAACAGAAGTAGCAAATAGAGATTTAGCAATTACTTCAGCAATAGATACACTTATTGACTCTGCACCAGGAACTCTTAATACTTTAGGAGAAATAGCAACAGTGCTTCAGTCTTCAGAAAGTTTAGCGGGATTAACTGAGCTACTTACACTTAAGGCTCCACTAGAGTCCCCATCATTTACTGGAACAGTTTCTGGGATAACTAAGTCAATGATTGATCTTGCAAATGTTGACAACACTTCTGATTTAGATAAGCCAATATCTACTCTTACTCAGTTAGCACTAGATGAAAAGGTAAATTCTAATAACCCTTCATTTACTGGCTCAATTGACTTTACAAATGTATCCCTAACGGGATTACCAGACGGCATACCAAGCCAAATGGGTTACTCTGGAAGATATTTAAAGACAGATGGAACAAATGCTTCATGGGAAGAAGTAGACTTTAGCTTATATCTAACATCTTTACTAGCATCAACAACATATGCTACTATTGATAATGCAAAAGCTTATGGATACCACAACTCTTCAGACGGAGCAGTTGCAAATAAAATTGCATACGGCACATCAGCTACAGGTTATACATCAATAGCCACACCAGTAGCTGGAGATATTTATATACAGTACTAATAGGAGACATTAAATGCCTTTAAACATATTTGATGGATCCGAATGGAAACCATTAAAGAAAATCAAGATACATGATGGTTCTTCATGGGTTGATTCAAAGACATCTTATGTTTTCGATGGCACTGAGTGGAAAAAGTTTGGGGCTGCCGTTCCAGTTCTCACAGAAGCCCCAGTTTTTGGCTGGCAAAATAACAATCGTATGGCAGACCAGTATGTCACAATTACAACTGGTACATGGACTAATAGCCCTACTTCATACACATATACATGGCAAAAAACTGGATACTTAGCATCTAATGATTATACAAATGCCATATGGACCGACTTCGGCTCAAACAACAATTCTTCTTATATTGATAAGCAAATGGTTGGATATGTTCTTAGATGCAAAATTGTTGCAACTAATGAGTTTGGAGACAGCGATCCAGAATACGTAAATGGAAATAATTTATCTTCAAACCTTAATGAATATTTAGTAAAGCCACAGGATGTAATTTATATAGATGCTACCGTTCCAGAAAATACTAAAGTTAATTTAAGATGGCTAAGAGTTCCAAGCGCAAATAAATTTAAGGTTTATTTTGTTGGATCAGGAATTCAAAGTGAGGTCATTGTTGATTCAGTAGAAAATGGAACTGCATATGAAACAAAATCTTTAGTTTCATCAGTAGCTCCATTTGAAAGCCTTTTAGGTAAAGCAGATGGCCCATTATTGGTTTATATTGCTTCACAAAATACAAATAATCCATATACTAACGTAACAGGCCAGCCACTTCAGGGAGCATATAAAGAATATCTTGTCCCAGACATGAAGCCATTTGATCCAACTGTAACATTATCAGTATCAGAAATTACACAAACAACAGCAACCATTTCATGGTCAACATCTAATTTTACTCAAAATGGATGGCAGCTTTACTGGGTAAATCCAGATGGATCCGCTTTGCCAGCAGGAAATAATTCAGGAACAACTAATACAATTCCAATAACATTTTTAACAGCTGGAGAAACATACAGATATAAAGTTGTAGCTTCTGGAACATCACCTTATTTTGATGAAACTTCTTGGACATCTAATACTGTTGAGTTTACTACATTAACTGGAGTAAGCTACTACACTGGAGTATCTAGATGTAATGGATTCAGTGGAGTTTATTCTGCTTCACCGTCAGTCACTGGACCATTTGTTGCAGAAGGAGATACTCTTCCACAAGATACACAAGTTCTTGACGGATCAGTAAGCGTTAAAACAGTATATCGAACAACTTATTCATCTGCATTAGTAGACGCTGGAAATGCAGCTTGCGATCCGACAGTCACACCTACTCCTACACCTACAGCTACACCAACAACATATGTTTACTACATAGGAACATCAAGCTGTAAGGGAACAAGCGGTGAGTATGTTTCCGCACCTTCAGCTTCTGGGCCATACACAAATACAACAGGCATTCCTACAGATACATCTGTGTACAATGTTAATGGTACAGTTAAAACTGTGTATAGAACAACTTATGCTGCTGCATTACAAGATGCACAGAATGTTTCTTGCGGAGGATCACCTAGTGCAACTCCAACTCCTACACCAACCGCAACTCCTACACCAACTCCGACAGCAACCCCAACTCCTACACCAACCGCAACTCCGTCATCTCTATTAACATGCCCTGGAACATATACAAATCCAACATCGGCTACCTGCTCAGAGCTTGGATATGAAAGACTTGGTGGATCTGATGTCTATAGCGTACCAACTGGATGGTCATGTTGTGGAGGAGCTTTGCCTACAGCAACTCCTACACCTACACCAGCGCCTACTCCAACTCCAACTCCAGGGCCAACTCCTACACCAACTCCGACAGCAACCCCAACTCCTACACCAACCGCAACTCCGTCATCTCTATTAACATGCCCTGGAACATACACAAATCCAACATCTTATACTTGTGCAGAGCTAGGATATTCATATTTAGGTAACTCATCAACTTATAGCGTACCTACAGGCTGGCAATGTTGTGGAGGAGCATTAGCTTTTGCGCCACCAAGCTTCTTTGCCCCTCCAGGGTTCTTCTCACCTCCAGGGTTCTTTGCGCCTCCAGGGTTCTTCTCACCTCCAGGGTTCTTCTCACCTCCAGGGTTCTTTGC